AGCGTGGTAACTGTATTACCAAGTTGAACCGCCGTATTACCAATCGTAATTGGAGTGGCAAAGTTGTTATCAAGTTGAGATAACGGTATTGTAGTAGTTGCATTCGCAAAAGTATTTGGCACTGGCATTTTAGAACCTCGTTCTTAGTTCATGTTCAAATTGGAAACCATTGATAACAAAAGGTGTTGATGTGCTATTGATGGTTATACCTAAGTATTTACCCCACATTTCAGCGTCAGATTTATATAAATAATAGCCAGAACCAGCAGAAGTAGAGCCTAACCAGCCAATAATTATATTAGAACTGTTCTTCCAATCTATTTCATTTCCTGAATTGTTAGTCCAAGCAATTGTATTGTCAAAAGTAATAACAGGAGACTGCGCCGATTCTGAATCTACATAAGCATTCATTGTTGTGGGTGATGATCCTAACGTAGCCTCAATACCTATCTTTAATGCTTGCTTATCCCGAATAGGATCGCCCATAGCGTCTAATGCTGTTTCTAAAATAATATCTACTGGTACAGCGGCATCACCATAAAGCTCTACAAAATTACTACCGCTTGTGCCAAATAATTTAATTTGACCACCAGTAGCAATAGAAGATACTAACTTGATATTATTTTGATTAGAAAAAAACCATTTCTTTTCAAAAAATATTGCCTGTACATAACGATAAGTTCCAGAATCGTTATATCTTATATTGAATGCGGCACATAATATGTTATTTAACAATACCTGACCAGCCGTAACTGTTGCGGTAGAAAAATCTATGTTTGGAAACACACCATCAAGAGGATCAGAAATCTTTGATGTTGTCGAACCAACAAGCGCATACACACCATATTCGTTCATAAACAACACAGAACGGAAGTACGGGAATATTGCATATCGTAATCTTGATCCAACAGAAGCACTAATGTTGGTATTTGTAAATAATGTAATTCCAGCATCACTTACGCGAACATCTGAAAATACGTTAATACTATCTTCACCAAAAATATACAGAAAGTTGTTAGCTGATAACAATTGCGTAATATTACTTCGCAGTGTTGCGTCTGTAATTGTAAATACGCCAGAAGATAAACTAACAAAATCAGAATAAGACCCTGCTGCCGAATAACTTACAGAACGTCCTTGAGCTACCCAAGACCGACCTGAAAATGTTTGAATGCCAGTAACCGGATTACTGTTAATAATAGCTTTAGCGGCTGCATTTGAACCTCCACCACCGCTGATGGTTACACTGATATTGGATGAATTCGTGTATCCAGTACCATTGTTGGTCATAATCACTTGGATTATCTGACCACCAGCCAAAATAGCTGTACCAGCAGCGTTTGTACCGCCACCACCACTAATAGTTACTACAGTATTAGAAGCGTTTGTATATCCAGTACCACCATTAGTTACTAATACAGTGACGGTTCCAGTTTTAAACGTAGAAACACCAGCAATAGCTGCTGCGTTATTTCCACCACCACCTGAAATAGTTACCGTGGGTGACGTTGTATAACCAGCGCCAGCTTCAGTAATGGCAATTCCAGTAACTACATTTGCCGTCAAAATAGCTTCTGCTTGAGCCTGTATGCCACCTGTCTCATTAGGAGCAGAAATAACTATAGAAGGCGTAGTCGTATATCCAGTGCCTCCATTGGTAATTCCTATGAATCCAACGGAACCAATAGATACAAGATTAGTGCCATCCCAACTATAAACACCGTTATTAGGATCACCAATTAAAACGCGCTCATCTTTAAACTGCGTTATGTTAATTCTTGAATTTGAAAAAGTACCAGCAACAGCAACGTTGCCTTTTGTATTTGTCTCTACATCAACGTACTCACAACGACCATCCTCTTGAAATCCAAGTTGATAATCTTTGTTGTTAATGTTTGCTGATAGCAATGAAGTAACAACATTACCAAACGTTACCGCAGTATTCTTTTCGCCAGATAGCGTTTTAATATTTGCGTAACCAATGGGCATGGCATTCTCTAGCCATGAAAACTCACCATCTTCTAATGCAGTACGATTTGCTTTCGTGTTTATTCCACGAAATTGTTTAATTACTTTGTATGACTTTTTTTGCTCAGCCGCAGCCATAATTAAAATGCGCTGCCATAAGGATTAGGAATGCGTCGAGTCATGGTCGTAACCAAAACACTACGAACTTCTTGTACATATTGCTGTTTGTATATTTCAGACTCGCCATAACTTTGCTCTTTAAACTTTGCTTTATGTGCTGCAAAGTAAGCTACTGGCGTACTGTATGGCTCAATGAGAACATCAACTTCAGTAGAAGAAACAAGATCGGCTGGAAGTACAACCGTATCCATTTCAATGGTGTAAACCTGATCCGGAACCGGAGAAATAAAAGCTGTCTGCTGTCCGTAAACGGTAAACGCTACTGGCCTACCTATGTAGTTTTGCCAATAACGTAATTGCGCGTTGAACTGAGTCCACGGCAAATATTGCAAAGGAATTCTGCTATTCCCCCAATAAAGGTTGATATTTAAAATATCAATCGTATTTATGCTGTCAGGAAATGCTGCATACGGTAACTTTTCGCAGTTACCAGCATATTGCAAGGTAGCAGTTCCGTCGGTAAATGGCGTTGTTGGAGGATACGAATAATTTGATGCAGGGTAAGGTGGTGCTGTAGTTCCTAAAACACCAGCTACAGTTACTTTGTAAATGAAGATATTTGAAAATACGTAATCATCTAAAGCAACAGTTGCACCAGCAGTCCAAGCAATGGGGTTTGCTCCACCTGCTACCGGAGACATTGGAGTTTGTGATACTTGAATTTTTCTTAGACAGCCAGTATCCCTAACTGTTTGCTTACGGCCTTCATTGATGTAGTCCGTTAGCTCAGAGTCAGAATAGAAGTTTCCGTTGGCATCATGTAGCAGCCTACGAACTTCCGTGATGTAACCGGATAAAGTTGCCATTTAATTGCCATAATTAAGCGGCTTTTTCGACTTTTCTCCCCACCCCCCGTAAAGGGATAGGTGGGGGTACTTGGTCAATCGCCGGGGATAAGGAGCGATCCTGTACTGGCATAGATTCGGTAATGCTAAATTTTGCAAGAATTTCCAACCCGCTAGGAATGTCATTCTTTGTTTTAGCAAAACCAAGTCTAGCCAAAAAAGGTTCTTTATTTTCAGAACCATAACCAAATATGTGACGAGCAATTTCTATAGGTACTTCAACAGATTCATTCATAGGGAACGTATATGTTTTATACGCATATTCATCGACAAGTGTTTTTTCCCACTTGTTAGTCACATAAACAGTCGTCATAGAGTTACCGCATCTCCGTAAACCACAATGTCGCAAGTTCCACCAGATACAGCGGCAGGTACGTTGACGTACAACGAACCAGACGAGTAAACGGTAGTAGCAGCGCCAGCAGCAAGAGTTAAATCTTGGTACGTGGAAGTGCTAGTTACGTTGCTTAGCGTTGTCAGTGACGCAACCGCATTTGAAACGTTACCATCGTTAGAGGTGGTAACAGTTACGTTTGCGGCTGCAATCGACTTGTTTGCATTAGCTACCGTAATCCTGCGAACAATGTATGAACTTGCGCCGACAATAGGAATTTGAACAACAGCATTGGCTACTGTACCAACACTAACGGTTACAGTGCGACCAAGTGCAAAATTGCCAAATCCATTGGGGAACAATGATCCTACATGGTTAGCATTCATGTTGGCTCCTTATGCGTAAGTCTCACTAACCGCTTGACCCTGATTCACTTGGAACAGAGTAATGGTCGGTGTACCAGCAAGAACATTAGCACGAATGTTTACGCCATCAGAGATGAAGTAGCCGCCAGTATTATTGGCAACTACAACCGCATACGAAGCATTACTGATATTGCCAGTTGTATTCGTATTTAGTTCAATAGTGACGTTAGCAGTTGGAGCAATGTAATAATCGCCAGCAGGAACAGTTGCCGTTGCAGTACCCAAAGCATACGCTTGAATAAATGCACCAGCAGCATTAGTTGCTGCACCAGCTACGAGGATTTTATTAGACATGACTATTTCTCCTTACAATGTGAGCGAGTTATAGCCTGTCACTTTGGTCATGGACTTGGGCTTAGTGTTGACCAGTTCAGCGATCATCAGCACAGCACCAACATAACCAATCTGCCAGTTAGGAAGTGTCGATTCAAAACCTGTAAAGACAAACGAACCCTGCTCATGGATATAGAGCGACAGGTAGTTGCTGTTCAGGAAGTAAACCGTTCCTTCAGGGCAGTACGGATCAGGATAAATAGGAACGCCAGCAACCATCAAAGCGCGGAAGCCAGACTGAGGGCCATTTGCATCGCCATCAAAACCGGAACCCGGAGTTAAGACGTATTGCTCTTGACCGACATAATCTTGTGCCAGCAACGTCCAAGTACCAAAACCGCATACGCCAAACGTAGGCACTTCTGCGCCATTTTTGACTGTACCGGAAATGTACTGAAGGATGTTCTGACGAGTTGGGTTTACCGAACCAGCAGCATATTGCTTCGATTTCCACCAAGTGTAGGTAGAACGATCAATATTGCCGTAAGTACCGGAATCAGACACAGCAGCAGGTAAACCTGTGAATTGCTGAGTATTTGTTGTGTTGTTGTACAGTGATGTAGCCATAGCATCCATCATCACGTTAGTCGCGTCATTCATACGCGCTTCGATCAGAGGAATAACTGCTGCATCTTGCTGGACTGCGCCTTCCATACCGAGGAACGGTACTGGTGCAATCATCAGCTTCAGGTTGAATTCAGCGTTGTAAGCACCCTGCTGGACAGAAGGCTGAGCGAACGAGCCGCTGTAGTCTGACCATTGAGCATTTACAAACTGAGAACCCTGAACGGGAACTGTAACAGAGGAAACACCACCAGAAGCAGACTGACTGTTAGCAATCAGTGCCGCCATAAGCGGTGTCGAATTATAAAGTTGTACTACCAGCTTCGGGATAAATGCCCTACGGGTAACGTAGGTCAACTCTGTAAATTGAGTGGAACCCGAAGCCGGAAGAATGCCGCCACCAATAGGCATAATCTATCTCCGATCTAAAAACATCCCCTACTTAAATTACAACCCTAATGGTTTAGGATTGCGCCGTAACTCACTTAATGCTTTTGCTGCCTCATTACGCGCACCTTGAATTGGATTCTTCCAATACGCTGACAAGTCAAACTTGTTAATCGCAGAAGGATTATATCCAGTTGGTGTTGGTGCAGCGGATTGATTCATGTATTTCCAGTAATCAGCAGCAACTTCGTGGTTAGTAATACCTTTTTCTAGCATCACTTTCTCCACTTCCTCAACCTGTTCGTCATTTTCAACCAAACCCATTTCTTTTAATTTGCTACGACGCTTGTTCAATTCATCCATTGCATCTTTTTGCTGGAGTCTTGCTTCAAGGTGAGCAACTCGATCATTTGCTTTCTGAACAGCAAAATTGGTTGAATCTTCAATTTCGAGTTCAGGAATCGGCATATCCGGTTTAGCTTCTTTTGTTAGACGCAAGAAAGCTTTTCGCGTTTTTGGATTTTCAGCAAGTTGACGAGCTAAAAGAGCCAGTTCATCACGGGCTTCAAAACTTAGGTCTTCAAGTGACATAGGTTATCCCCTCAAGTAAACAATAAAAAAGCGCATCAGATGACGCGCTTACCGCCCGGCTTTTCAACCGTCATACGATTTTTAACGCCAGTTGCAGCGGCATTTTTCAATCCACCCATTTGTGAAAAACGGGGAACATTGATAATTTGACCATTCTGCTGTGTGTTATCAGTTGGGTTGCGAGGTGCAGCAGCACCACGGGGCTTAAACAAATCCATAGTGATTTCTCCAAAAATTACGGCATCATGCCGGGAACTGCTGGCGCAGCAGCCATTGCTTTGCCTTCAGGTGTAGCACCCCCTGCTTGCGGCAAGGTCTGCAACATTTGCAAAATTTCAGATTTTTTAAGTTCTTCCATTCCATCAGAGTTTTTGCCCGTTAGGTCGGATAATACTTTAATTGCTGAAATAACTTTTTTGCCTTCTTCTGAATCAACGCCGATAGCTGGTAGTGCGCGTTTGATTAAATCCATTGCCAGCCCAAGATTAACCATTGCTCCCTCTTTTGAACCCATTTTAGGTTCTGGAGTGGACATGGGTGCTGCCATTGGGGATGAGGATTCTTCGGTTTCGACTTCTTCTTCTGCGCCTTCTTCCATTTTTGGAGCTTCAGGAGCAGGTTTTGATCCTTTTTGCTGCTCCATAAGGCGCATAATTTCTTCAGATGAGACAGCCATAATAACTCCGTATGAAATTTGGCAATAGAAATAAACAAATTAGAAAGCTTTGTCAAGTTTTATTATCTTTTCATGCGCCCATAAGAACCTCTATTTGGGCTTCGCTCTTGGTATGTGCCCAAACGTTGAACACGATATTCCAAATTTGGGCCTCGCTCTTCCTGCTTTAATGCTCCGGAAGTAACTCTAGGCTGATCGGCTTTTGATGTGGTTTCTACACCGTTTGCGTTCATGCTACCTCCTGTAAATTTGGTGGTGAACTAGGTTTTTGTGGTTGTTGCTGCTGTTGTTGCTGTTGCAACATAGCCATTTGTTCCTGCTTTGCTTTATTTGTTAAAAGTTTTTCTTTTAACAATTGTTTCATAGGTGGTTCTAGCAAATCTAGCAGACCTTCTTGGTCAATTGCTCCGGCTTGATGCAAGCTAAACGCTAGGTTTCTCAAGTCTTCAGTAAAGATTGGGCTATTGCTATGAGCATCAACTTTTACAATGTAATCATCAGTAAATTGCTCTGGAATAAAATCGTTACCATCATCGTCTTTTAGCATGATTGGTTGATATTTTTGAATGCACTTTAGGTAAAGCGTTGCCACTTTCTCAAGTGCGTCTTCAATAATCAATGCGCGTTTCTTTGCTCTTGAGCTGCCAAGTCTTGATAACGATTCTGCATGAGACTTAGATCGAACTCCTGCTTCACCGCGACCAGCCAACACGGGAGTAATACCGCTTGCCTCTGCAAACATTGAGTCCACTTCTCTGATGACTTCAAATAGATCGTTTGGAATGTTAGGCGCAAGACGCTCGACCTTTGCACTTGGCATATCACTAGCAAGCAAACCGCCAGCACGATTAAGCGCAAAGTTCTTTTCATCCAAAATACCGTTAAAACCCATCAATGCGGTAGGTGGAGATACTTGTTTAGACAGCAAATCAAGAATCTCACTCATACGTTTGTTACGCAACTCTTGCAAAAACACTAATCGCTGAACTTCACTCTGACCCCAATAATAATCGTACTGAGGATTAGGGCAAAACTGAACAAAAGGTAACTCACCTTTTAAGAACATCTTTTCGCCCGGACGGTCATAAATGATAACGTCTGGATCAGCAATAGTGACGCACTGGTAGTCACCAATTTCGTCATTAAATGCCCATAGTTCGTGCATCTCAACTGTGTCTTCAGCAACCCTAGCTTTGTAACGATTCATGCCAGACAAGTCTAAGTTGACGTTACCCATCATTGTTGGATCAGATTGATTCATGATGATCCGGTCAATACCTTCGGGAACATCGCTAGACTGTTCGTGGAATGACGTAGTTACGCGCTTTAAAATGCTGTCGCGTTTAGGGTGAGCGTACAGTCTGGAATACAAGTCAGACTTTGTAATGTAGTACGTATGGACTAATGCTTCTTGTCTGTCTGTATATGGCGTGTCTTCGCGCAGTACACCTATCGCACCCGGATCGACCATGTAAGGATTCAGACTTCCACCGGGGCCAATGATTAACTTGGTATATGAGGTGTTGTAGCACAGCGACCATAGCAAAGCGTTAGAGCAAACTTGGTCAGTATTTGAGCGCAGCCAATCATCATTAAGAAGCCGTTGCATTGAACGAATTTTTCTTTGTTCGCCAACTTGCACAGCCGCACCTAAATCAATTGAGAAACGTGTTGTCTCAGCAGAATATAAAAAACTGCTTAGTTGATCTATGTGCGGATAAATTTTATTAAAAATTGCTGGCGCATCTTCGGGAGCAGAACCAAAAAGAAAGTAAGAACGCAGCGCAGCGTAGTCGGCTTTGCGCTCCTCTCTTGAGATTAAACATTTCCCTATGAGATCAAGATAGAACTGCTCTCTTTGTAGAGGCTCTGACGGAATTCTCATTTTTTATCCAATGATAAATTGTCTTGGTCTTGCATATAACTCGCTGGACGGGGCGGTGTCAAGTTCCCAACTTGCTTTGGCATGATGCCGACTTGCTCACCAGCAACAGAAGGGAACATATTTCCTCTTAATAAGTTGCTCATCTCAAGTTTACCACCAGCTCCACCCCAAATAGCAGCATCTCCTGCGCGTGGTTCGCGTGGAGGTTCTGGTACACCCTTCGGGTTTGGCTTGTTATTGCGTGAATAGTAGCCAGCCTGACTGTCACCTTCTCTTGCCGACTTGATATTTGTCATATTAAAGTCGAGTGCAAGCTGGTTTAGTGTCTTGTCATTGTGTTTTGTGGTATCAGACTTGGTTCCTACTGGCTGCAAGAACACCATTTGGACGTTTTCAGTGCATCCGTCAGGGCAAATAGGCTCCCAAGCCTCAAAAAACCCATGTAAATCACATTTATAGTCGTGCATAACGCTCATATCTATCTCCCCTTAATTTGCTCATCTAAACGATAATCTGAGTAATCTAACCTGTTTTTAAGCCCTAATTTGAGCTTAATTCCACCATTTTCCACCTGCAAACCATACCCGCGCACAATTACTGGCTTGGGTTTCTTTCTCCACTCCAGCCATTTCTGTCCAAACCGGATCATTACGGCTACTTCTCCATTTTTCCACGCTAAATACGCCTTAGAAACGCGTCTTTGCACCAATTCCGTTATGTGAGTTCGATCATAGAAGAACATATCGTCCATTCTTGCCTTATCTACCCCGGATAACTCGTAAAACAATCGCATAGGTATTCCACGCTTCTTGTCTGCGCGAAATCGTTTCATAATTTGCTTTAATTCCTCTTTAGGAATGATGTAATTGTCATTACTGTCCATAAACTCCTATCCTTTTAAGGTAGTCAGACACGGTTCTTCCCACAACAATCTGTTCTGGTGTGCTGTCTTCCTGAGTTCTGCTTACATTCCTTGTAATTTTCTGAGCAATCAAGCGAGGCTGGAGCTGTT